TTTAAGGCCATCTTGGGTGCGCTTGCGGCTGCTGATAGGAAGATTTACATTTCTAAAGCTGGCTGTGAGCGGGTTCTAGTACCAGCTTCACTTTTTAAGTGTGCTTATAATAATAAGTGGCAAAAGTCTGACATTATGATTGTTAATATGAGTGATGTTCTCCATTTGCATCGTAATATTGTTAGTTATTTTGTTCGTGAAGTTGATCTTCCTTTCTTTGAGGCTTGTGAGTCACGTTTTGTATCAACATATCGCCATGAAACTTATGAGCTTCTTACGGAAGTTATAGGTTTGGATCGTTGTGTTTATCATCAAGGTGAAAATACTTATGAGAACCCTAGAGTATTATGTTATCAAGCAAATACGCGTAAAGGTGATTGTGGTGGTTTAATTATCATTCACAATTCTAAGTTCCTTGGTAAGATTTTGTCAATGCATGTTGCTGGGGCCAATGGTGTTGGTTATGGCACCATTGTTACCCGTGAAATGTTGACTGAGTTTTTGGGTACATTACCTATTGAGACACAGAGTGTTCAATTACCAACTACCTATGTTCAGTCTTCCACCTTAAATGCTGGTGTTTTTCCCTTTCAGGGTGAATTTGGTTATGTGGGTAGAACTGAATATCCAGTTTCTACTGTTGGTAAAAGTTCTTATAAGCGTAGTGTTTTGCACAACACTTATAAGAAGAGCGATTATTTTCTCGCTCAATTGACGTCCGTCACTATGGATGACGGTACGGTTAAAAACCCTTTCGCTAATGCCGTTTCTAAATACGGTAAGCGCATTCCTTATGTTGATAGAGGAGTAGTCCGAAGTGCTTCACAGGCCTATTTTGCTTATATAGAGAATGATATACTTAAGGGTTTAACAACCAAGCAGGTTTATTCTTTTCATCAAGCGGTTAAGGGTATTGATGGTGAATATGCCATTGATTCCATACCCCGTAAGACGTCTGCTGGTTATCCTTATAATACGCTCAAGTATCCTACAATCAAGAAAGGTAAAGTTGCCTTCTTTGGTGATAAGGATGAGTTTGAGTTTAATTCCACCCTCGCAGTGGAATTGGAGAATTATGTTAGTACTATTATCTCTAATGCTGAGAAAGGTGTTCGTTTAGAGCACTGTTATAGTGATTTTCTCAAGGATGAACGTCGTCCTAAAGAGAAAGTTGAGGCTTTTAAGACTCGCATGATTTCGTGTAGTCCTCTGCATTTAACTATTGCATTCCGTATGTATTTTCTTGACTTTATTAAGTTCATGATGCAAAATCGTGTACTTAATGGTTGCGCTGTGGGGTTGAATCCTTACAGCTACGAATGGAATGCCATGGCTAGTCATATCAATTCGCATTCTAATGTTTTTGCAGGTGATTTTAGGAACTTTGATGGTTCCGAGTTGCCAGTTTTCTTTCAGGAGATTGTGGATCGTATTA